GGATGAGGATGATTTGCACGAGGTCAAACCAAGTGAAGCGGACTCGGATAAATATGATGGCGATGTCTGGGAAGGTTACGTATCCGGCGACATGTTCGGCGAGTCCATCGACAAGCTGGCACAGAAAACTGGCCAGAAAGACCTCTGCGAAGCAGTGAAGAAGCTGTACAAGGCTTGCTTCGAGTCTGCCGAAGACGACGACACCGACTATGCAGCCGTCGCTGAAAAGGCGGAAACTACGAAGCTATTCGAACATCCGGAAGGTTCCAAGTCCTTCATGCTGGACAAACTCGAGGAAACACTGGATAACCTCGGTTGCGCCATCATCGAGACCAAGGACCACTCCGTCGACGATAATCTCCCCGGTGTCTACGTCGACTACGTATACTCCGACGACGCCGAGACAAGCGACTCCATCGAAGGATCGGTCGGTATCGGATGCGGTTTCGACGGAAAACTCGACTACTACGTCCGTGACGAATACGGAACCAACCTCAAGGACTACGTCTGTGCCGCGCGGGGCGCACCGCTCGGGTACTCGAAACGGTACGCACGGTCGGAAGTGGAGGCACTGTTTGCCGACATCGCTACCGACGTGAAGAAGGTAACGGGACAGTAACTCGTTGAACGATACTTAAATAAAGGTTGCCATCAGGCGACCTTTTTCTTATATTATCGACATGGAACTGACCTTCGACAAGTGTTGCATCTGTGGCAAGACGTTCGCCGGTTATGCCGGCCTCTCCAAGCATCTGCCGCAAGCGCATCCGGGTATATCCAACAAAGAGTACTACGACAAGTACTACAAGAAACCCGGAGAGGGAATATGCCCCGTATGCGGGAAGCCGACCCAGTTTTCCGGTAGGTTGAACCGTGGATATTACGAGCACTGTTCCAAACAATGTACCGCCCTCGACAAGAATGTCGACGCAAAACGCCGTGCGACCAAGAAGGAACTATACGGCGACGAATGCTTCAACAACCACACCAAGACCACCCAGACAAAGATCGACCGATATGGCGATGCAAACTACGCCAACGGCGACCAGATCAGGGCTACAAAACTCGACAGGTACGGGCAAGCCGGTTACAACAACACGGAAAAACGTGAGGCGACTAAACAAGCCAAGTACGACAATCCTAACTATGTGAACCCAGGGAAGGCAGCCGATACCAAGGAATTGCGCTACGGAGACCGGAGCTATAACAATCATGACAAAGCCGAGGCGACCAAGCTAGCCAAGTATGGTGACCCGAACTACGTTAATCGGGAAAAGGCAAAGGAAACCCATACCAGACGGCTTATCGACAAGTATACGAAACTGTTGGAAAACAAGGTCTCCATAACCGGTTTCGACCAAGGCCTGTTCCATTGTGTATGCAAGACATGCGGTAACCGGTTCGACATACCAAACAATACGGGGTACATGAGGCTGTTCCGGTACGGTACCAACTGGTGCGCCGTTTGCAACCCGGCGGAAACGTCCAAATCGAAGACCGAATCCGCATTGTTCAATTACGTGAAAGGATTGGATGGATCCGCCAGACAGTCGTGCCGGGACGTGATCAAGGGTATCGAACTGGATATCTATGTATCGGAAAAGAACCTCGCCGTGGAGTTCGACGGTCTGTACTGGCATGACGAACGGCAGAAGGACTGGGCATACCATGTATGCAAGACTGAACTTTGCGAGAAGAACGGAATCCGGCTCGTCCACGTATTCGAGGACGAGTGGCAGTACCGAATGGACATCGTCAAATCTAGACTCGCCGGCATTCTAGGCGTGAACCGGAAGATATATGCGAGAAAATGCGCGGTACGCGAACTGGACTCGACGACTGCCGACAAGTTCGTCGAGGAGAACCATATCCAAGGCTCGTGCGTGTCCAGCTGGCGCTATGGCCTGTTCGACGGGGATGAACTAGTCGCCGTAATGACATTCGGCAAGAACCGCTTCGGGGATGGAATAGAACTGATGAGGTTCTGCACCAAAAAATATATTTCCGTCGTCGGCGGGGCGTCGAAGCTGTTCAAGGCGTTCGTGCGTAGCCACACGGAGGTTGAATCGGTCGTCTCGTTCGCCGACCGGCGGTGGAGCGGCCCGGACGCGTTCTATCCGAAGCTAGGATTCGTGTTGGACGGGATTACGCGTCCGTCATACTATTATGTGATTAACGGAATGCGGCATAATCGTATGGAGTTCACCAAGAAGAAACTGGTGGACGCCGGGTTCGATGCCTCCATGACCGAGCACGACATCATGCTTTCTCGCAAGATCTACCGGATATACGACTGCGGAAACTACCGCTACGTATGGAATAGAACTTAAGAAAAATACTCCTTATCGATTCAAAGGACGGCCATTTGGTCGTCCTTTTTCATTTCAATGCACATTTTAGCACCCTTTTTTCACGCGTTTTTTGATACCCCTAAACAATATATCAAGAAACGCCTTTCAGAGCCGTGCCGTGTTGGTGCTGCCGAGGAGGCAAAACAAACCAACAACGAAGGACTACTTATATGCAGACTCTTCAAAAGAAAAACCTGTCGAATAAGTGGCGCACCATTCTTGAATCCAACCTTGGTCGTCCTATTCGCACTCGCGCTGAAGCCAGCGTGATCGCTACCCTTCTGGAAAACCAGAACAAGTTGAACCGTGGCGCCTTGCTCGAAGCTGCCAACGTCTCCGCCGACGTTGCCCAGTACCAGCAGTACGCTCTCCCGATGATTCGCCGTCAGTTCCCTGAACTGCTCGCGATGCAGACGGTTACGGTTATCCCGACCACCACCCCGCAGGGTATCTACTTCGCTCTCCGTTACCTCTACGATAACGAACCGCTGAAGTCGACCGCCTTCCGTCAGGGTCAGAAGCAGGAAATCGGCTACGACCTCGTGGCTGACCATACCGGCTTCGCTGGCACGTTCAACCCCTGGACGACCGGCATGGGCGAAATGCTTTCCAACTACATGGAAGGCACTGGTGTGACTGGCGCTTCCGCCAACGGCAACACCTTCGATCCTAAGGAACCGGGTCTCCTCTACAACAACTTCGGTGGTTCCTACCTCGCTGGTGACGACCAGTACGGTGCCTACAGCTTCAACATCAAGAAAGCCTCCATCAAGGTGATCTCTGGTGCCATCCGCGTGGGTACTCGTGCTATCAAGTCTCACTACACCATCGAACTCCAGCAGGATATGGCCGCTGCTCATGGTCAGGACGTTGAAGCCCTTCTCCTCGAAGGTCTCCAGTTCGAAATCCAACAGAACATCGACCGTGAAATCCTCCAGGCGATGGTGCTTGTTGCTCAGACCCCGGCTCTCGGTGGCGAAGCTGCCATCCAGATCGACCTCGCTGATGCTACCCGCCTGAACGCTGGCATGGGTCGCTGGGCCGCTGAACGCATCGCCGGTGGTATCGTGAACACGATCATCGCCGTGTCCCGCAAGATCGCCCTTACGACTCGTATGGGTTGCGGTAACTTCGCGATCGTCTCTCCGGACATCGCCGCTGCTGTGGCTACCCTCAACAACGGTATCTACACTCCGACCTACCTCCAGACTGACGCTGCTGTCCAGCCGAGTGGCGGTGTGGCCGACGCAGGTTCTCTCCTGAACGGCAACATCAAGCTCTACCAGGACATCTACGCGAATGCCTCGTATGCTCTCGTTGGCTACAAGGGCCCGAGACAAGGTGAGTCTGGTATCATCATGATGCCTTACATCCCTTACATCTTCTGCAAGACCGCTGGTCAGGAAGATGGTTCTCCGCGTCTCATTGTCAAGAGCCGTTACGCCATCGTGGCTAACCTCCTCGGTGCCGGCCAGTTCTACCGTGTCATCCACTTCGCAAACGTGTCTAGCGTCATTGCGGGTATTGACCTCGAGAACATGCCTTGGCAGTCGAACGGTTCTCTCGCTGGTGCTTCTCTCGAAGCTGGCCTCTCTTACGAAACTGTGCCGAACGGCATGGTCAACGTTCCGGGTGGCCTCTCCTATGAGGACAACAACTGGTAATCTTTACCAGCTGTCAGCCTGACGCTACTAGAAGGGCGGTGGAGTTATCCACCGCCTTTCTCAACATATAATATCATTCTTATCGCAATAAAATTGCTATATTTACCGAAACACCAGTGGACAACCAATTATAAAAGTTATCGAGGACTGGCTATGTTGTCACAGAATAAAGATGGATTGTACGAATGCGCCGTCTGTCATAATTTCGTTACAGA